ACGCATGACAGAGAACATTTTCGCCCCATTTTTCGGGGCCGTGCAGGACGGATCGCGGGAGCGTGAGGCAAGGGAATACGGACGCGACGGACCACACAGCCGCTGGGATCCTGGGGAAATGCCGTGGACGATCCCGCGGCGTATCCATCCGGAGTACCGTGAGCGATTGAGCACAGATCCGATTGATTGGCCGACGGTCGGCGAATCAGGTTCAGTGAGTGATAATAGGGGTAACGACGAATGAAAATCACGAGGGGTAAAACGGTGGTGGCGAGACGTGTGATGCTGTACGGCACACATGGGATCGGCAAGAGCAGTTGGGCGGCACAGGCACCGGACGTGCTGTTTTTGAATTTGGAAGATGGGCTGGCGGACATTGATTGTGCGAAGTCTGAGCGCATCACTGAATGGGATCAGTTTTCGGATGCGATCGTATGGTTGGCGCAACAGAAGCATGACTTCAAGACGCTGGCGATTGACACCGTGGACTGGCTCGAAACGTTGATTCACAAAGAGGTCGCGAAGCAGGCTGGGAAAAACAGCATTGCCGACATCGGATATGGCAACGGATACAAGCAGGCAAACGCGTACTGGGCGAAGATGATCAAGGGTCTGGACTGGTTGCGGATGGAACACGGAATGACAATCATTCTGCTGGCACACTCCGAGATCAAGAAGCACCAAGACCCGTTACTGGATTCCTACGACCGCTACCAGCCAGCACTCCACGAGCAGGCATCGGCTACGTTGCAGGAATGGTGTGACGAAGTTCTGTTTGCGAGCTACCGCGTGTACACGCGGAAAGAAGATCAGGGATTCAACAAAGAACGGACCATCGCAAGCGGTGCAAGTGAGCGTTATTTGCGATGCGTGGAGACTCCGGCAGCATTGGCGAAAAACCGCCTGAACATGCCGGGGGAAATTGAATTCAACTGGGCAGCGTATTCCCAGTATTTTGCAGGTGTGTCAGCAGAAGTTAAAGGGTGATAACGATGGCGAATCTTTCTGATTTGGATATGTCGAACGTGCAGGCGCAGCCTGTGCGGCGGCTGTTGCCTGAGGGTGACTATCAGGCGGTGATTGTCGAAAGCAAAATGAAGGCTCCCAAAAGCCCAAAGCCGGGCAACGGTGACATGCTGGAGTTGACGTTGGAAGTGCAGGGACATCCCCAGTTCAATGGCGCAAAGCTGTGGGACAATCTTTGCATTCGTCATGCAGGGACGGCTGGCACAATTGCACTGCAGCGGTTGAAGGCGATCATGGACGCCTTCGGGTTGCCAAAAATCACAGATAGTCAGCAGTTGCATAATCGACTGCTGACAGTCACGGTGGTTCACCGCGAGCACGAGGGCGAGATGAAGGCGCAGGTGAAGGGCTACAGCCCGAAGCGCAGCGGTGGTCAGCCGATGACGCAGACCAGCTATCCAGCACCGTCTGCAGGTCCTGCGAATCCGTTCGGCTGATGGTCGTGTGTTGAGGCGTTACAAGACCCGGCAGCGGTCAACGCTGCCGGGTGTTTTGCGGGGAGGGGTGATCGTGGAAGCGAGATGGTATCAATCGGAAGCAAATGCGGCAGCATGGCAATTCATCACCGACGGACGCGGGAATCCGCTTATCGTGTTGCCAACCGGAGCGGGCAAGTCCATCGTGATTGCACTGCTGATCCGGCAGGCAGTCGAGTGGGGGCAACGTGTGCTGGTGGTGGCACATCGGAAGGAACTGTTGCAACAAAACGCGGACAAGATCCAGAGACTGACAGGGCTGCGCGTAGGGATCAATTCCGCTGGACTGAATGAGAGAGACATTGACAGCACAGTGATATGTGCAGGCATCCAGAGCGTTTACCGTGATGCGGCTGAGTTTGGGAAACGTGGTCTGGTGGTCATTGACGAAGCGCACCTAATCAGCGACGACGGCGGCAGCATGTACCGGCAATTCCTGGACGGACTGCAGCAACACAACCGCAGACTGTTTTGCGTGGGACTGACAGCGACACCATACCGCACGGGTGAGGGCAGTCTGGCAGGTGACGGCAAGCTGTTCAGTGGCGTTTGCTATGAAGCCAAAACCGGCGCGTTGATTGAGGCGGGATTTCTTTCAAAACTCACAAACAATCCGGCAGACAGTCAGGCGGATTTGAAAGGCGTGAAGGTGCGTGGTGGTGAGTTTGTTGCAGCCGAGATGGAAGCAGCGTTCACGGGCGACGCAATCATTCACGCAGCCGTCTGCGAGCTGACGATTGCCTGCGAAAACCGGAAGTCCATTCTGGTGTTTTGTGCGGGTGTCAGTCATGCGGAACAGGTGGCGGCAGCACTCCGGGATCTGACCGGGCAACAGGTCGGGCTGGTCACAGGCGACACGCACGCAATGGAGCGTCAGCGGGTGTTGAGCGATTTCCGCAACGGCAGCTTGAGGTGGTGCGTGAATGTGGACGTGTTGACAACCGGATTCGATGCGCCAGGGATTGACGCTGTGGCCGTCTTGCGGGCCACAATGAGTCCGGGGTTGTTCGCGCAGATTGTTGGCCGTGGCCTTCGGATTGCCGAGGGCAAAACGGATTGTCTGATTCTGGATTTCGGTGGCAACCTGCAGAGACACGGGGCACTCGATGCGGACGATTACGGGATCAGCAAGCCCCGCAATTCAGACGGATCTGAGGCACCGTCAAAGGTCTGTCCGAAGTGCAAACAGGAGGTGTATTTGTCCGCCGTCAAGTGCCCTGAGTGCGGGCACCTGTTTGTCCGGCAGATGGATCAGGGGCCGCGGCACGGCGACGAAATCGACACGACTTCCAGCATCGTGGGAGAACCTGAGCCGAAATGGTATGACGTGCAGGAAGTGAATTGGCATCTGCACGCAAAAAAGACGACACCGGGCAAACCGCCGACGTTGTGCGTGTCGTACTATGTGAGCGATGACACCATGCCCGCGGGCAATCTCGGCTGGATTGTGGTGCGTGAATGGGTCTGTTTTGAGCATGAGGGATTTGCATTGTCCAAAGCGTTTGCGTGGTGGGATGCACGCAGTATTCAGCCGTTCCCAGCGAGTGTGGCTGAGGCAATCACGGCACTCAATCATGGGTCAGCGCGGAAGCCGTCAAGGTTGCTGGTGAAAAAAGATGGCCAGTGGGATCGGATTGTGCAGGCTGAATTCACAGAAGAGAAGCCGACGATGATTCGGGAGTTGGCGACGCCGGTGAATGAGTTCGGTGAGGATTGTCCGTTTTGATTTTTTTGGAGGCTAAGACGATGAACGAACGAGTATGCAGGAATTGCAAGTGGTACGATCAGTTGCCGGAAAAAGGTAATGGTACATGCAAGCGACATCCTCCCATCAACCTTGATGGAGAACACCCATACACAGACGACGAAAATTTCTGCGGCGAGTGGTCGGACGTGAGCATCATCCCGGGGCAGGAGGATTTTCAGGAGTTAATACGACGGTTTGCCGTGGCGTTAGCTGCATCGAGTCGGGTAGAGATGGAGGATGTTTGGGAATACGCAACAAGATTCGCAGAGACAGAACCACAGATTTGAGGGGAGGGGCAGCAGTGAGCGACGAACAGCAGGCGCAGCAGGCAGACGACCCGAGCGGGCCGGGGTGGCGATGGGTGCGGCAAGGTGAGGCGTTAAGGCATGGCGATGTTGAGCATATCGACGGCGACTGGCATCCAACAACGGAGGCTGGTTACACCTGCCCCCGGAACCACTCCTACCGTCGACGCATCGAGCCACCGCAGCCGAGCGACAGCGAGCCGGAGACGATGGAGCAGTTGCGAAAACGGCTGGATGCGGCTGTGCGCCAAAATGTCGAGCTGGCGGATGAGCTGGCGAACGAGCAGAACAAAAAAGGTGCGTATAAGGCCATTTTGAAGAGGACGATGGAGCGAGCAAGGGAGGCCGAGGCACTGGTGGCCGAAGCTGAGCGATCCGGCCAGCAGGTCAACGCCGAACTGCAGCAGTTGCGCGAGCAGGTGCAGACGTTGACGCGGGAACGCGACCGGTATCGCAACCAGCTTGAGGGAGCGATCGAGCACAGCAAAGCACCGGAGGCACAGGCGCAGTTAGTGGACCGGCTGCAGGCGTGGCTGCGTCCAGTGCTGGAGGTGGTGGCAGAACATCCTGATCACAGCAGCATATTGGCTGTGTCCGTCATGGAATTCCTGCCACAGATTGCATCGCGATTGATTGAGGAATAGTGATCGACTCGCATGGATGCGCATGATAGGATGCGCGTGGCGG